GAAGCTCTGGCTCGTATTGAAAGATCAGCAGCACAAGTAATAGAAGCTAAAGCTATACGTGTACCTACGTTTGAAGCTCTTAAGCAATTAATTGTTGCTGGTAATGCTCTTATTCATATGCCCAAGGGTGGGGGTATGAAAGTATTTCGTTTAGACCGTTATACAGTCAAAAGAGATACAATGGGTAATATATTAAAGATAGTTGTTAAAGAAACTATTGCGTATGATGCTTTACCTAAACAAGTACAAGAAGCTCTTGTAGAAAACGAAGGGTATCAAGATCAAACTGATAAAAAAGAATGTGATCTTTATACCTGTGTCTTACGAGAAGGTAAAAAGTTTACAGTACATCAAGAAGTACATGGAATAATAATACCTAAAACTCAAGGCTCATATCCTGAAGATAAACTTCCTTGGCTTGCTTTACGTTTTGTAGCAATAGATGGTGAAGATTATGGTCGTGGTTTTGTTGAAGAATATATAGGAGATCTAAAATCTCTTGAGGCTTTAACTAGAGCAATAGTAGAAGGAAGTGCTGCAAGTGCTAAATTATTATTCTTAGTAAGACCTAATGGTACAACAAAAATACGTAATGTTGCTGATAGCCCTAACGGTGCAATTATATCAGGTGATGCTAATGATGTAACAACTTTACAAGCTAATAAGTTTAATGACTTTAGAGTTGCTCAAGAAACAATGCAAAAGATTAGTGAACGTTTATCGTTTGCTTTTCTTCTTAATAGTTCTGTTCAACGTCAGGCTGAACGAGTAACTGCTGAAGAAGTTCGTTACATGGCACAAGAATTAGAAACTGCTCTTGGTGGTATATACTCTGTATTATCACAAGAGTTCCAATTACCTCTTGTTAATCTTTTACTTAGTAAAATGCAGAAAGAAGGTAAGATGCCTAAGTTCCCTAAAGATACATTAAAACCACAAATAGTAACTGGTTTAGAAGCCTTAGGTAGAGGACAGGATCTTAACAAGCTACAATCTTTCCTACAGTTTTTACAACCATTAGGACAGCAGGTTATAGCACAAGAGATGAATATAGATGATTACATAGATCGTTTAGGAGCATCTCTAGGTATAGACACTCAAGGTTTAATTAAGAGTCCTGAACAGAAACAACAAGAACAAATGCTCGCACAGCAACAACAACAACAAATGATGTTGGCACAGATGGCTGAAAAAGGAATACCACAAGCTGTTAAAGGTATGGCTGATGGTATAAATCAACAATCTGCTAGAGCTGCTGAGGAGGAATAATGGATGGTGTTGGAAATCCTCATGACGACTTTTTTTTAAATATAGGAATGTATGCTGAATCAGATCATGGTGATGTTCCTGTCGATACACACGATGCTCGTGAAGAAAACTTAGAAGTTAAAACACGAGATGTTGGTTATGGACATAAAGTAAAAGAGTCAGAAATAGAATCTAAAATGATTCATGGTATTCCCTTTATAGATAATGAAGGAAATTACATACCACTTAACCAAGAACAAAAAGTAACGATATTAAATAAAGATATGCAAACTGAGTCCGACCTTGCTCGTAAAGGTGGATGGGATAAAAAACTAAAATCCAGAGGTTCTGCATGGGACAAATTAGATGTACGTTATCGTTATTGTCTTACATCTTTAGCATATAATGTTGGAGGAAATAAAGCTGCACAACAGTGGGATTCAGTTCTTACTGCTGCTGTAGATAGACATCCTAAAGAATTTGCAAAACAATTAAGGCGTAAAGATAATAATAAATATACGGCTGGTATGGATAATAGAGTTTTAAAAGAACTTTATTATTCAATGATAATTCGCAATGCTTCTGAGGTGCTAGATGTTTTACCACTAGCTGACCCAGATCAAGCTGGCGTTCCTCATTAACTTTAACAAAGAGACTATTATGGAAGAAATTAATACTAATCAAACTACACCTGAAGAACAACAAGCTCAACAAACGCACGAAGAAGAAATGATAGCAAAAGCTGAGGAGCTTGAACAACGAAATGACCCAGAACGTCCTGATTGGTTGCCTGAAAAATTTAAGGATGCAGAGCAACTTGCTCAGGCTTATAAACATCTTGAAAGTAAATTGGGTAGTAAAGAAGAAGAAGCACAAGAAGAAACACAAGAAGAAGAGGTTGTAACTCAAACTACAGACACTACAGTTAATGAAGTATCTAAAGCTTTAGATAATGTAGGTTTAGATTACAACGCAATGCAACAAGAATATAATGAAAACGGTGGTCTTTCTCAAGATACTATGGACAGTTTAGCAGAGAAAGGGTTTTCAAACGAATTGGTTAATAGCTGGATTGCTGGACAAGAAGCAATACTCAG